ATCTTCGTTTTATTTTTTACTTGGCTTTCTGTTTCCAGAACGCTTATTGTAGTTTTTTGCTATTACTTTAAGACCTTCTGTATATGCTCTTGTCCTATTTATTTCATCTTCTTCTTGTGGAGATCTATTTCTATTTTCTGCTGCACGTTGGTCATCATAAGCGGCTTTATCTTTGCGCCATCTACCCATCATAGCATCTAAATTTTTTTCTTCTTCACGCCTGTTTAAAGTAGTAGAGTCTTTGCCTTGGGAGTCTAGCCATTTTTGCAACTCTTCATGCTTCGAAGGTGCATCTTTATAAAAATCTCTTTGAGCACCTTCTATCTCTTTCTTTCTTTCATCAAGCCGGTCTTTTATTGTCTTCCAATCTGGCATCTCTTACCCCTGTGGCACATCTTGTGGATTTACAGGTCTTCCCATTGAGTCCTGCGTAGGTGCTTGCGCTGGTTGTGGCAAGCTTGCTTTTGGAGTTTGTCCTGGCACAGCTTGTTCATTTGCTCCTGCTCCTACTCCACCAGCTTCTGGTGCCATCATGCCTTCTGGCATCGCACCTTCCATTGCTCCTGCAGGCGGTTGACCAGGCATTGCATTCTCAGGTCCGACTGGAGATCCAGCAGGTGGTCCGAGAGGCTGCTCACCCATCATCTGTAAGATGTTAGGATCGGTTTCCTGCAGCAGAGTTATATGTTCTTGAATATGTTGTGTCACTCTTTGAATCAAATCTTGATCGTTCAATCTCAATTCGGGATTAGCAAGCACAGATCTATGCTCCCTAATGTGCAAGCTGTGTCGGTCAGTGAATACTGCCAGCACTGGAATCTCACCAGATAAAAGAGCTTCGTTCTCCGCTCGCACTGTCTGCAATTCATTCACACCAGATTCCATCATACCGGAAAGCTTACCAGTATTCATAACCTCTAGATACTTTTCGGGACTGTCGATAATCTTCATCTGCAACATCTGCTCTGCCATCTGCACCCTACCAGCGGTAGTTTGCGCCAAAGCATTCCCTACATCTACAACCACTCTGTTTACAGTGTCGAGGTCATCGCCTGTAAACTTGACCATCTTGGCTTTGTTGTTTAGTCCTGCAATAGCTGCCACTCGTGGTACACTCGCAAAGTCTCTAAGCAAGTTCACCATACCAGTGCCGACATCCTCAATAAGTTGGATGTAAGACTGCTGCAAACTAGACATAAATTGTAGAGCTTGAGATTGTACCAGCGCCAAGGCGGTGCCGGACTTCAACGACTGTTCTGGGTTCCCTCTTGCCACAGAGTTAACACCGGAGACTGTTTCCATCTGACGTTCCAACATCTGTAAGAAGTTGAAAATTTCAGGTGGGGTTTGAGTGAGGTTAAGAGGCTCAGGACGCCCTCCACTTGGAGAGTTGGGGATCGGAGTGTACTCGATGAAATTCATCTGTCCTTCGAGGGCGTTCACCCTGACATCATTACCTCTTGGATTTAAAACATTTTGAACACCAAAAGCGGTCTGATTTGTCATTATGGTTGAATATAAACTATTAATTGAATCTTGAATTGGAAGGAGATCAAACATGGCAGTGTACCCATAAGGTGTGCCGAGGATATCTCCTGAGGAAATCCTAAAGATAGGTAAGTTCCGATATATAGAAACAGTGTCTTCGAGTATAAGCTTCTCATCCAAGTACATCAAGTATCGACCATTAGGCATACTCTCTGTTTTCTTGTGGAAAAATTCATACACAGGAACGTCGTCGGTCTTGTCGTAAAAGTACGAGGAGTTTAGTCGTTGACGTTCATGGTCACTTTTAGTTTTGAGATCAGCGATCTCATCTGCGTGTTCTGGATATTTCGCAGCTAAGTCAAATTTATTTTTGAAGGTACGACAAAGTACCCAATCATGTTCTTCACTTGTTTCTTTCGTACTGTCGAATACTACGTCGAACGGCGACATGTTACGAAAAACTACGTCACCTTCATAAATCGGTTGTTCGTCTGGGGTAATCTCTTCCCCAGATTCAGAGTCAATTTCTGGTTCCGCTTCAACATAATCATAAACTTCACCTGAGGTGGCGTTCCACTCCATCTTGACGTAACCTGCGCCTAAGACTACGGCATATTCCACGGCTTTCTTTAGGTAGCGTTCTAGTCGCTTCTCTCGCATGTAGTACTCAAGAAGACCATTAGCGAGTTCGGTTTGCACTTCACTCTTTGCATCGGAGTTTGTCGCACGGGCTTGAAACGCCGGACGATTCGCCGTAACCATATTTAGGATGTGAGTAGCAATGTTTCGATAGTGATTGATGGGAAGGTTGACTAGCTCGCCCTGTTCTCCACCAAAGGAGATTCGGTGACCGTCGCTATAATAAGCACCGTGGTAAGCGTCCCATGAGTTTTTCAATTTCTCAATGTAGTTGTTTTCCAAAACTGTAGAAAACCACTCTTCGCCCTTACGCTGCAGTGTTTCAACAGTCTTATTCGCTTCGTCTGATCCAAAATATTTAGCCATTCTTAATTCCTTATAGTACGGTCTATCAATAGTTGTTATTTGTCCCTATTAATTCCCATGATTTTATCCATGAAACCCTGTATTGCGCCATTTACTTTCTGTTTCCCCATTCTCCCACTAAACACCCCAGCACCTTTCAGGGTGAAATAGTCGTCAGGGTAGGGATTTTTGGTTCGGATAAAGTTCCTCACCAGATATATTAACGCATCGAGTAAGTCAGCGTGACCTCCCAATAAGCCTTCGTCTTTCATATCCTTCAATCGCTCGAAGTCTGTACGCCTCTTATTCCACCTGGCAGAACGTAGGTGATAGAGGAGATTCTTACACCTGGGATTAATCTTTATCCTGCCCTGCTTCACAAACATCTTTAACTCGTTTATCTGCGCATCCTTATTATCCTTTCTTGTGGCAATGAATGGCAGATTATGAAGTTGCTGCAAATCTTGTAGGAGGATGAGGTTGTTGTTGTCAGCAATTCTCAGGGTCGGGGATATTGCCAGCCCTCTATCGTCGAAGAAGTTTTTAGCCTCTCGTTGCTTGATGGACTGCGCTATGTTGTCGGTGGTGACATTTATTCCTCTCGCCACCCACTCGTCTTCAATCACCAGTGTCGCATTAAGATAGTCATAGTAGGCGAACAACACTCCGGTCAAATCTCGCACCCCAATGTCCATGGAGGTGTAAGCATCGTAGAGCGGAGGTCTTGGCACTTCTACAACAAGGTCCACTTCTCGTTCAGGCGTCCACTCGCCGATGACGATTGCCTCAGGGTCCACCGCCACTTCACACAAATATTCGCAACGGAATCTGGGATTGTCCAGCCCATAGCGTTTGATAATCTTCTGCCGCCTTTCCTCTGTAATCATCGGACTGTCATAGATTGTAAACTTGACAAGAGTTCCAGCATTCTGTCGAGGTAAGACGTACTCTACATTAAACTCGTGGTTAGGATTCTTTGGATTAGGTGTAGAGGCAAGGATTACTTGACCGTCTGTCGTATCGGTTGTGGGAGCAAGGACGTTATCAATAGCGTAAGTAAGATCAGTTGCGAACCCAGCTTCATCCACAATACAGAGATCAGCAGCGCCCCCTCGTAAGTTCTCAATATTTCCATTGTCAGTTGCGGCAATTTGTATTTCACTACCATTTGGAAATACGAACATCCCGTCAGCCTCTTTCCATTCGGGCTTGAGGTGTGCAGGACAGTCATTAAAGAGAGGTCTTGCAATTTTCTTTGTAATTTCTTTAACCTGCTTTTTAGTAGGGCAAGCATATTTCACCACCGCATCAGCTTTCCTGAGACAAATCTCCGCAGAAAGCAATAGTAGAATGAAGCTTTTTCCGAAACGACGACTACAACAAATGACGTTGATATCTTCTTCCGCATCTTTAAAAGCCTGGTAAACATTGTGCTGCTTACCTTTCAGTTTATATTTTAATTCACCACGCTTCCATAGTTCTTTGACAGCATCAGCAGCGGTGACGTTAATCATTCGGCACCAGTTTCACTAGATCCGCATTGGACATAGCTTTCATCTTACGACCTTTCGCCTTATCCTCAGACTTCTGACCTTTCGCCATCCGAAGGTTCTTGTGTAGAATGTCAAGTATTTTCGAGTCAGTTTCGGAGAAGTCTTGCCGGAGAGATTTTTCTCGCAAGCGTTTGATCTGAGCAACACAAATAGCTTCGGTGTCGGAGACGAGATTTATCTCCTCTAACAGATCATTGTCTCTACAAAGAATCTCTAGCTTGGTTTT